AACCGTGGGTAAGCATCACTGGAAAGTAGAAAAACAGCCTGAGTGGTACGTGAAAGCTGTCAGAAAAACTATCGCAGCGTTGCCGGGGGGTTACGCTGAAGCTGCTGACTGGCTGGATGTAACAGAGAACGCATTATTTAACCGCCTTCGTGCCGATGGCGATCAGATTTTCCCGCTGGGATGGGCAATGATTTTGCAACGTGCTGGTGGAACTCACTTCATTGCTGACGCTGTGGCGCAGTCTGCAAATGGCGTCTTTGTGTCTCTTCCTGATGTCGAGGATGTGGACAACGCCGATATCAACCAACGCCTGCTGGAGGTCATTGAACAGATCGGCAGTTATTCAAAACAGATTCGTTCAGCAATTGAAGACGGTGTAGTGGAACCGCATGAGAAGACAGCAATTAACGACGAGCTGTACCTCTCAATTTCGAAGCTGCAGGAGCATGCAGCACTGGTCTACAAAATTTTTTGCATTTCAGAAAGTAATGACGCCCGCGAGTGTGCAGCTCCGGGCGCCGTGGCGTGTCGTGACTGTGGAGAAACTAACGCATGAATAGTTTAACAACACACTACCGTCGCTCGCAACTGATTGCGCTTCCTGTACCGGGTGGAAAAGCGAAGGTGGAGTATTGCTATGCAGTTAATGTACCAGGTGACAGGGAAATTGTAACCCACAGCTTTGCTGAGTGGGCTGTGGGTGATTTCAACCGGCAGAAGGAGACAGTCCTTTGCGACAAGTTAACCGCTGGTTCAAAGATCACTACGGAGTGCCCGTCAGAGTCATTCGTTGGGAGCCGGAAACACAACGGGTTATCTACCTCCGCGAAGGCTATGAGCATGAATGCTTCAGTCCGCTCGAACAGTTTCGTCGTAAATTCAGGGAAATAGAGGTCGGTCATGAGCACTAAATTAACCGGCTATGTATGGGATGGTTGCGCTGCATCAGGCATGAAATTATCCAGCGTGGCAATTATGGCCCGCCTGGCTGATTTCAGTAATGACGAAGGTGTGTGCTGGCCATCAATTGAAACCATTGCCCGTCAGATTGGCGCGGGGATGAGTACCGTCAGGACGGCTAACCGATGCTGCAGGCTCAGCACGTGCCGCCAGCACGTCAGCCGGACAGGCCGCGTCGTCGGCTCAGTCAGCGTCTTCCAGCGCAGGAACGGCATCGACAAAGGCCCGTGAAGCAGCAAAAAGTGCTGCTGCTGCAGAGTCCTCAAAAAGCGCGGCAGCTACCAGTGCCGGTGCGGCGAAAACGTCAGAAACGAATGCGGCAGCGTCACAACAATCAGCAGCCACTTCTGCATCCGCCGCGACCACGAAGGCGTCAGAAGCAGCCACCTCAGCCCGGGATGCGGCGGCCTCAAAAGAGGCAGCGAAATCATCAGAAACGAACGCATCATCAAGCGCCAGTAGTGCCGCTTCCTCGGCAACGGCGGCAGGCAATTCCGCGAAGGCGGCAAAGACGTCTGAGACAAACGCCAGGTCTTCTGAAACGGCAGCGGGACAGAGCGCCTCGGCTGCGGCAGGCTCAAAAACAGCGGCTGCGTCGTCTGCCAGTGCCGCGTCAACAAGTGCCGGGCAGGCCTCAGCCAGTGCCACCGCCGCCGGAAAATCGGCAGAAAGCGCCGCATCGTCTGCTTCAACAGCCACAACGAAGGCTGGCGAAGCCGCTGAACAGGCCAGCGCAGCAGCGAGGTCTGCATCCGCAGCGAAGACATCCGAAACGAACGCGAAAGCCCCGGAAACCAGTGCAGAATCCTCAAAAATGGCAGCTGCATCGTCCGCCAGTTCGGCGGCGTCATCGGCATCATCTGCGTCTGCTTCAAAAGATGAGGCGAGCAGACAGGCATCAGCAGCGAAAGGCAGCGCCACGACAGCATCCACGAAGGCGACAGAGGCAGCTGGCAGTGCGACGGCGGCATCTCAGAGCAAAACTACTGCTGAATCCGCTGCGACCCGTGCGGAAGCTGCTGCTGATCGTGCTGAAGAGATTGCCGGTGCAGTTGCGATGGAAGACGCAAGCCTTACAACTAAAGGTGTTGTGAAACTTAGCAGTGCTGTTGATAGCACCAGTGAATCGCTGGCCGCAACGCCAAAAGCAGTTAAAGCAGCCAATGACAATGCGAATAGCAGGGTGCCATCTAACCGAAAAGTTAACGGAAAAGCACTGACTGCGGATATAACATTAACGCCGAAAGATATTGGTACTTTAAATTCAGTAACGATGTCTTTCTCTGGCGGGGCTGGGTGGTTCAAACTGGCTACGGTTACCATGCCACAAGCGAGTTCCATCGTTTACATCGCATTGATTGGTGGCGCTGGTTACAACGTCGGTTCCCCACATCAGGCAGGCATTTCAGAACTGGTTCTACGAGCAGGCAATGGAAACCCCAAAGGAATTACCGGGGCTTTGTGGAAGCGTACAGCCGTCGGATTAACGAATTTCGCCTGGATCAACACATCCGGCGATACATATGATATTTACGTTGAGATTGGCAATTATGCGACGAGTGTAAATATCCATTGGGATTGTACTGCAAATGCGTCAGTTTCTGTTTATACCTCGCCAACATATTCAGCGAGTAAGCCTTCCAGCGTTACCTATGGTGTTGTTTATACGATGTATAGCTCACATCAGAAACCTACACCATCAGATATTGGAGCACTGCCAACAACCGGAGGAACAGTTTCAGGTCCGTTGTCTGTTACAGGTGGATTAACTGGTTCATTGAATGGTAATGCAAGTACAGCCACGAAATTGCAGACGGCAAGATCTATCGGTGGAGTTGTTTTCGACGGTTCTGCAAATATTAACCTTCCAGGTGTAAACACTACGGGTAATCAGAACACCACTGGTAATGCTGCAACTGCTACAAAACTCCAGACTGCAAGAAAAATATCCGGTGTTCCATTTGATGGTTCCAAAGATATTACTTTAACCGCCGCGCATGTGGCTGCTTTTGCCAGAAGGGCAACGGATACATATGCCGATGCGGATGGTGGCGTTCCCTGGAATGCCGAATCAGGCGCTTACAATGTCACCCGCTCTGGCGACAGCTATATTCTGGTTAACTTCTATACCGGAGTCGGAAGTTGCCGGACCCTGCAGATGAAGGCGCATTACAGAAATGGTGGTCTGTTCTACCGTTCTTCAAGAGACGGTTATGGTTTTGAGGAAGGCTGGGCAGAAGTTTATACCTCGAAAAATCTTCCACCAGAAAGCTACCCAGTCGGCGCACCAATCCCGTGGCCATCAGATACCGTTCCGTCTGGTTATGCCCTGATGCAGGGGCAGACTTTTGACAAATCTGCTTACCCGAAACTTGCAGCCGCTTATCCGTCAGGCGTGATCCCTGATATGCGTGGCTGGACGATTAAGGGCAAACCTGCCAGTGGTCGGGCCGTATTGTCTCAGGAACAGGACGGCATTAAATCGCACACCCACAGCGCCAGCGCATCCAGTACGGATTTGGGGACGAAAACCACATCGTCGTTTGATTACGGAACCAAATCCACGAATAACACCGGGGCGCATACCCATAGTATTAGCGGGACCGCAAATAGTGCCGGTGCGCACCAACACAAGAGTTCCGGTGCATTTGGTGGCACGAACACGAGCATTTTCCCTAATGGTTATACCGCGATTTCAAATCTAAGCGCGGGGATTATGAGCACAACAAGCGGTAGTGGCCAGACTCGTAATGCAGGGAAGACATCATCAGATGGTGCTCATACCCACTCGCTGTCCGGCACTGCTGCAAGCGCAGGCGCACATGCACATACTGTCGGTATTGGTGCTCATACGCACTCCGTTGCGATTGGCTCACATGGACACACCATCACCGTTAACGCTGCTGGTAACGCGGAAAACACCGTCAAAAACATCGCATTTAACTACATTGTGAGGCTTGCATAATGGCATTCAGAATGAGTGAACAACCACGGACCATAAAAATTTATAATCTGCTGGCCGGAACTAATGAATTTATTGGTGAAGGTGACGCATATATTCCGCCTCATACAGGTCTGCCAGCAAACAGTACCTATATTGCACCGCCAGATATTCCGGCAGGCTTCGTGGCTGTTTTCAACAGTGATGAGGCATCGTGGCATCTCGTTGAAGATCATCGGGGAAAAAACGTCTATGACGTGGCTTCCGGCGACTCGTTATTTATTTCTGAACTCGGACCTCTACCGGAAAATATCACCTGGTTATCCCCGGAAGGGGAGTTTCAGAAGTGGAACGGCACAGCCTGGGTGAAGGATACGGAAGCAGAAAAACTGTTCCGGATCCGGGAGGCGGAAGAAACAAAAAACAGCCTGATGCAG